TCTCCATCTGCCCAAAACAAATCTGGATTATCATAATTAAGTATTTTAGCAAGTTGATACCATCCTCCATGCCATCCACTGACTCCTATAGTAATAAGCGTACCACGTTCTATTTTCATTCGTTCTTCATGTAGTACAGTTGCAATTAAACTAAGAGCAAAAGCTGGTATATAAAATTCTCGAGATTTATAGATCTTAAACCATAAATCCGCAGGTAATGAAGTATAAATATACTTGGCTTCATCTTTAATCTTGGTAGTATCTTCTGGCTGAAAGACGGGCATTCGACCATTAGCTATGTCCACAAATACTCTATGAACCTCTCGAATCGCAGCCTCATATAAAAATATCTTAGATCCTGCATTCTTAATCTTATATCGAACTCCATCTTTTTCAAAAGATGTACTAGGAGCATCTATAATGCCTCCAGACGTTCCAATTTTTACTAACTGAATTAATTTTTTTGGACTATAATAAAAGTCAAGAGCTCCCACATATTTCTCACAGTCTAATAATGATTCAACGTGTTTAATTGCTTGAGGAATCAACTTCTTCAATTTTTCATAACTAGCACCACGCCAAGCAGTTTCAGTAGAAAACTCTTTCATAGTAGCAATACCTTTCATTTCTCTTTTTTCGGGAGATGAAATAGTATAGTACCATCGCATTATATCTCGACCGCAAACATTAATAGGAGTAAACAATATTTCCTCTATACTCATAATACCTAATATTTGCTTTACTAACCCACGATTCATGTTTTTTGCTTTAATTCCAAGAGCATCATAAACAATAGAATCTACCAATCTGGCCACTTCTCGTACAAAAGATGCTAACCCTATAGTAGGGTCAGAGGGATAAACATTCCTATGAGGAGTAAGGGGTTTCAATGCTATGTGGGAATCAGGTTTATAAAATTCTTTATACCACTCAAAATATAAACGATTAATATCTCTTTTCTTTTCTATCTCAGATAAATAAACATTACCCAATACAGAATCTTGAATAGTATAATGAGAACTAACATAAGCATAGATATACTCATTGACATCTCTTTCCATTCCGCAAAAAGGAGGAACAATTTCTTTACCTACCGGAAACTTAGAGGCAGGCTTAAGTTCTACATTTAAAATTACTCTATAACCACAAACTTCTGTCTTATGATTAGGACACCTACAATTTTCTTTCAACATTCTTTTTTTACCAGTTCTACGAAAAAACAAGTAATTAGTAACCTTTCGTCTTGGGAAAGATATTTTAGCAATGTATAAGTCAAAGTAAAAAATTCGTGAAGAATAAATAACGGGTATATCTGCGTTATCTATTTTAATT